AATTTGTCGAACACGTTGAGCATCAAAAGACACTCAGCGCAAAAAGAAAATCTAAAATCAAATAACTAAAACTATGAAAAGTGAATTAATCTTTTGTCCGAACTGCGAAAGCAAAGAACTCGGAGAACGAGTTGATGAAGTATTGCGCGATCAACAGCTTGAAGATTGGGACACCGCCTACGAATTTGTAGATGACGAAGGAGAAATCAAAGTCTGTTTTGACTGTCAAGAATGGGACGACGCAGACGACGACGCAAAAGGCGAAGGGTGGGACTAACTAAAAAACAAAAACATGATGTTAATACTACAACTTAAAAAGAGAATTGAGATTCTCGAAGCGAAGGCAAACGAACAGGAACAAAAGATAAACGACATACTTATTCGCTTGTCCGTTCCAACAGCACCAACGCTAATCGCAAAAGAAAAAAAGTCGCCATTCGTCAAACCTACCGTTGTTGAAATATACGACTACGCCTGTGAGAAACTAAACGACAAAGACGCGCTTGCATTTACCGAGAAATTTCATGCACACTACGAAGCGAACGGTTGGAAGGTCGGACGCAATCAAATGAAAGACTGGAAGGCTGCCGTTCGTAAATGGGACTTGTCTACCTTCGTAACTACAAACCAACAAACCAAAATCAAAAATGGAAAATTCGACTCCGATGCTGCGCAGCGCATCTACAACGACGCTCACAACTATACAAAGGGTTGATCGTGCGGAACGCGAAAGCGCATTCGTTGCCGATTACGAACTACCTGCATTTGTCAAACTCTGCTCAAAGGTATGCGCCATGTACGGCATCGCACTTCCAGAGGCACAACTGTTGCAAATGTTGCATGAGTTCATAGGCAAGCACTTTCGTTGGGTTACATTTGAACACTTCAATTTAGCGTTCGAACTAAACGCAGCGAATGAGTTAGAGAAAAAGTGTGAACACTACGGAGCGTTGAGCGTGTCGTTCATTGGCGACGTGTTAACGGCTTACAAACCACATCGCGACAAGGCGAACCTGCAAATTCAGAGAGAAATAGCGGAAGCAAAAGAAGAAGAATCAAAACAACTAAAAGAAAAAGAAATGGCGGTAAACGATGATAGCTGGCGAAGGATGTTAGCAGAAGATATTGCAAGTTATAAGAAAGGAAAATATACGGTCATTGAGATTCGTGCGGCGTCGCTTATGCGTTGGCTCGAAGAAAGCAAAATAATAAACGCTGACACCTTCACCGAAGAAGAATATCGGTTATGCAAAGCGAACGCAAAGAAGAACATTTACTTTGAACAACAGCTCGTTCAATCAATGGTTGATCGCATGAGTGACCGCAAAAGAATGTTGCTCAAAGAATCAATTCGCTTCGAAGGTATGCGTGAGTTGTATAAATTATATTTAAGTAAACAATGAGCCAGTTCATTTACAACGAACACGGAGTGTGTGAAAATCCTATCTTGAAAACTTACAAATGCAGTAAGGGTTATGAAGCGCAGGTTGAAACTGCTATTGTTGAACATGAATTGTGGGGTTACGGAGTTCGGTTCAACGGAATGTCCGAAGGTTGGTCGCACACATTTAATCAGCACCGACCAGACAACGACTTGTATAAAACAAAAGGCGAAGCGTTTGAAGGTGGTCTTCAGTTACTCATAAATCAATTAAAAAGACGCAACGAAGAACAACGATACAACCGTATAATTGAAATACTTGAAGACGAACTTTGTCCTGTGGTTGAAAATCAACTAACACTATTTTAATGCAACCATACAAACCGACATACCTGCCGCGTCAGATTGAAGCGTTGAACTACCTAAACACAGATAGCATCGTTGAACAGTTGTTATACGGTGGCGCGGCAGGGGGTGGGAAGACGAAGTTCGGTTGTATGTGGCAGATACAACGACGTTTGAAGTACGCAGGGACACGTTCTCTTATTGGACGAAGCAAATTAGACACGCTAAAAAAGACGACGTTAAACACGTTTTTTGAAACGGCTGAGGAGTTTGGATTGATAGCGAATAAACACTACACTTTCAACGGACAATCGAACGTGATTAAGTTCTTCAACGGAAGCGAAATTGTTTTGAAAGACTTATTCGCATATCCTTCGGATGTAAATTTCAATTCACTTGGATCGTTAGAAATTACTGATTATTTTATAGACGAATGCTCCGAAGTAACAGAAAAGGCGGTCAGCATTGTTCATTCGCGTTGTCGATTTAAGTTGAACGAGTTTGGGTTAATTCCAAAAGGTTTCTTGTCTTGCAATCCTGCGAAGGGGTGGTTGTATAATGAGTTCTACATGAAGAACAACCGCAACGAACTACCTTCACACCGCGCCTTCGTGCAAGCGTTACCGCAAGACAATCCCTTCCTTCCTATTGCTTACATCGAATCGCTTAGACGACTTCCTGAATACGACAGGAAAAGACTTTTGGAAGGGAACTGGGAGTTCGACGACGATAGCGACAAGTTGTTTCAAACGGAGAACTTGCTTCGAATGTTTAGGAACGAAGTAATCAATGAAGGAAAGAAATATATCACAGCCGACATAGCGCGTTTTGGTAAGGATAGAACGATTATCTGCGTATGGGAAGGTCTAACTATCATAGACATAATTGAAATGAATCGCGCAGCGTTAGACGAAGTAGTGAACAAAGTTCGTTTAACCTGTCAACAACACTCAATTTTATTGCAAGACGTAGTGTGTGACGAAGACGGTGTTGGTGGTGGTGTCGTTGACTTCTTGAAATGTCGAGGGTTCGTCAACGGATCTAAACCAAAGCACCCGCAATACCAAAACTTAAAGAGCGAATGTTATTACAAATTGGCTCAATATGTAGAGGAGAATCGGCTCACTATCTTATCCAGTACGCGCAAAGAACAAATCGTTCGCGAGCTTGAAATGATTAAACGACACCGAGCAGATGTTGACGGTAAACTTATGGTCACACCGAAGGACGTAATCAAGAACCGCGAAGGTATTTCACCTGACGTTGCAGATGCAATAATGATGCGAATGTATTTCGAACTCAATCCAAGTTATGGACAATATGTTGTCGGTTAGAATAATTTAGCATACATTTACAATATGACACCAAAAGAAAAAGCGGAAGAACTGTTCAACAAGTATTGCATTTATTTGCGAGCAGGTTTGTTATACGATGACGAGGCAAGGGAAGACGCAAAGCAATGTACTTTAATTGCAGTAGATGAGTTGATTGAAGAACAAAGAATAGAGGTATATAATAATGGTACTTGGCGCCGATTAAATTATTGGATAGAAGTTAAACAAGAAATAGAAAAAATAATAATATGAAACAAACACCCCTTTACGAAACGCTCAAAATGACATACGATCGTGAGCGCGAAATCGTTAATTCAATAGCAACCTACTTTCAACAGGGAAAGATTCTTGGAGATATTCTTCTGGAGCTTTCACAGCGGAAAGACTTAAACGCAAAAGAGAAAATTTACTTAGCTTTAATGATTGGTTCAATGATGTCTAAAACAAAAGAAGAAAATGGCGAGCAGCAAAACTAAGAAAGGTATCTGCGTGTACTTACACAAAGACCTGTGGAACGAGATTGACGAAAAGCGCGGAGAGAATAGTCGCAATATATTCCTGAGCGAAGCAATCCAGTTCTCAATGAAATTCTACATTCCCGAATCTAAAGTAAAATTGACAGAACAAAAGTCGACAAAATAGCGACGGTTGACGTAACGACTAAAGCGTGGTTTCTGCGCTTTTTTTGTTTCTCCAATTTCTTTTTATCAGCAGCGAGATTGTTAATTTCCTCTTGCAAGACATCTTCTTTCTGTTCATAAGCCTCAACGACTTCTTGTAAGTTGTCAATCTTTTGTTCTTCGATGTTAATTTGTTTCTTCAGGTTGTTAATTACCAATGAATCGGAAGCAATAACGCTATCGCAAGAGTTCACCAAACGGATAACATCAACAATATTAACAGTATCTCGAATAATAATAGCAGAACGAGTTCTTTGATAGGTGGTTTTGGCTGTAAGTTGAGCATCTTCATAGGTTCGAAGTTGTTTG